GCTCAGTGTGCTGTCCACCACCACATAAGCCACTGGCAGCGCCTCGCGGTTGACCATCTCCCCGAACGCTTTGTGGTCTTCCCACACGACCAAGTCCAACCCATCGCGTTGCAGTCTGGGCAGGTCCAGACGGAACCCGTTTTCAACCGGCACATGCACCCAGTCAAACTCCTTGACCGGATACGACCACCAGCCTACCATGCGCCCAGCGTCACCACGCTCGTCGTTACGATGTACCAGCGCAACTCGTAGCGGCGTCGCGTTCATCGAGACACCTTCTCCCACGCTGCGTCGCTGTCAATCCGCCCATGCACCGAGCCTTCCCAACGCCGCGCCTCGGTCGGGTAGTGCAGGATACCGGCGGAAGCCTCGCGTGGCAGATACCGCGTCACGGTATTCCACTCGCTGCCCAACAGGTACACTCGCAGAGGGACGGCCCACAGCGCACGGAGCAAGGCCGCCTGGTCACGCGCGCCCCAGCGTTCCCATTCCGCCAGCCAGGTGTCGAAAAACTTCTGCACCCGCTCGCTGCGGTGAAAAGCGAACACGCCACCGTTGTATTGTATCAGTTCGTCAGAACCCAGAACGCTTAGCGTCTCAGCCACCTCGACTTTGTTGTCTGGCCTCTCCATTCGGCGCACGGTGTGGTAGTGCGCCGGATTGCGGCATATCGCCAGTTCCCAACCATCCTCAACGACGCGATACAAAAAACCGACATCGGCCACAGTCTCCGTGTCCGCATCGAGGTACAGCACCGACTTCCACCGCTCTGGCGTGTTGCGATAGGCTAACAGCTTGGCCCGCCGCCCGCCGATGTCGCTATCCGGCGTCTTGATGAACACATCCTCTGGCCCCAACCGCTGCACGCCTGCAAACGCCACCTCAACGCCGGGCATGTGCCGCTTGAACGACTCGATTGCCCGTACTGCACAGCGTCTAGCCGGTTCACCGAAACCAACGCAGTACATGCCCCTCATGCCGCACGCTCCAGCAACGTCTCGAACGCTCGCACATGGTCAGCTACGCCTCGCTCGACGGTAAACTGCGCCGCCACCTCGCGCAACGCTGCCGAGTCCCAATCTGAAAAGTTCAACGCTCGTATCAGTGCATCGGTCATGCTCTGATAATCACCCCGCTCATAGCGGAAAACGCCCGGTACATTGGGCAGCAGGTCCAGCATCCCAACACCGCGGGGAATGACGACTTTTGTCCCGCAGGCCAACGCCTCCAGAGGCGGCATGGGCACACCTTCGATTACGGACGTACACAGGTAGATTTCCAACGACTGGTAGAACGCGGGCATTTCCGCCCACGCCCGGTCTCGCTGATTGCGCACCGGCCAGCCATAACCGCTGGCCTGGATGTTCAGCGCCTTGCCCCAGTCATTGACCAACATACCGACCAAATGTTCGCCCTTACGTGCTCCACGGGCCACATAGCCCGACACGCCAACCAGTCCATGCTGCCTGCGTTCTGGCGCAATGGTGAAATGCTCCAGGTCAACCGGCGGGGCAAACATCGCCGTCGGTCCGTCTTTCGCCAGCATGTCCGCATACTCCGGCACACAAGTCAACCGCAAATCAACGCCCTTCGCCGCGTCATGCCACCAGCCAGTCTTCTGCGCAGAGGTAACTTCGTAATGCGTAAACCACGCCGCCGTCAGCGTCTCATGCCCGCCACGGAACCGCTCGGCCCACTCAATGTACGGCAAGAAATAGTTCGCGTCAGCAGATGGTCGCGGGTAGGGCGATATGGTCCAGCCCCCCGCCTCGGCCAGGCTATTGGCGATGCGCGTCAACACCGAATGCCCAGGGTCGTCTTTGCGCCGCACGATATGCACGTCCATCACGCCGCCCCTCTCAGCCGACCGAAACGATGCTCAATAACCGCGCCACCGTTCCACGGCCTGCCCAACAGCCATAACCGCACGGGCTGTCGCTTCATCGCTCGCAGAAACGCCGCCTGGTCCTGCCCGCGGTACATCTGCCATTCCTCATGCCACGCTCGAAACAGCGCATCAGTCGCAGCGTTACGTCGCCAAAACATGACGCCACACTGCAACTGTAGCCAGCGACTGCCCAGTTCATTCAACGTAAACTCACGTTCATCATCCGTCACATGCCACAGCCAACCGTCATCTTGCTGACTGCTGAATGTCAACGCCATATCCCAGCCGTCACCCAACACCGCGAACCCCGCATTGATGTCTTGCTGAACGCGCGTGTCGGCGTCCAGATACAGCGTCTGCGCAAACGGCGACAGTTCATGAAGCCGCGTCTTTGCATCTCGGCTGCGCTCAGTCAGGTCTCCGATGCTGCTGTCGCCCGTTACGAGCTCGATTGGTAATGTGCTATGTTCACGAACCGTGCGCTTGCACAGTTCGGCTTCGTTCAACGCTCGCTCGCCACAAGCCACAATGACCACGCCGCGATCCCCTCTACGCATCTGTCTCATAGTGCGGATTCATCCACGTCGGGGGCAAAGCCAACACCAATGGCTTGACTACGTACAGCGCACGCAGAAACGCCAGTTCACGGTTGCCCGTAGCACTATGCCAATACGCCAGCAGCTTGCGCACGTCTGGCGTGTCTCGCAGAAACATCAGCCGTGTGTCGTAGACCGGCACACGCAAATCCCGTATCACCTCAGCCGTCCGCCGCCGGTCATTCAACGTGCCAATGTCCTGGGCCAACACGTGATAATCCACGAGCGGGACAGCAACTTCCCAAATGCCCAACAAGCGGAACCCCGTCGGTAACAGCTCCACCCTGAGCGGCGCGCGCCTGTCCCAACGTAGTGTCCGCGGCCAGAACAAACCATCCTCAAACCGCAGTTCGATATGTTCCTCAAAGCCATGCAGACGCGCCGCAGCTTCGTCACGGCTCAAACCCAACGCCACGATCCCGCAGTCCGGCAGGTCGGCGGCCAGTTCCGAATAATCTGGAGCCACCGCGTCACCGCGCTCCAGCCACGTTTGCGCCATGCGCGCGGGGACATTCACCCAGTCGCCTGGTTGTTTATTGTGCAGCTTACCGTGCACATCAATCTGCTTACAAACAGATAACTGTACCCACATGCTCACACCAATCCGCCTGGCGGGGACGGTTGCCCGCCCCCGCCGCGTGAAAGGAGAAGAGAAAGGAAGTTATCAGTCGGTCACGCTGTCCAGATTGGTCGTCGCCACCGGCTTATACCGCGGCGCAATGCCCCAAATCTGCACACCGAAAATGGCCCCGGCTCCCGCCGGAGTCGCCTCGACGTTGATGCAGTCGTAACCGTTGGCTATGTCAAGTTCCTCAGACCTGATTTCAATGACCGAAACGGTATTGTTGTCCGTGGTAGCCGTCAGGTTGATGTCCTTGCTGTTACTGTCCACCGTCTTGACGGTACCGCTGCCGCTGGTGTTAGTCGCCTGCTCGATGTCAACATCCACGTTATTGCCCAATACTCCGGCATGGATGATGATCACCGCACGATGAAAGTTCGCCAGGCTGACGAAACCAGTGTTCTGCTCGGAGCTATAGCTGGCTGGATTGATTTTCGCCAGCAGTTGTGCGCCTTCAGAGAATCTTTCTGTAAACATCTCTACCTCCCATTACGTGGACTTCGCGCCGAGGATGACGAATGGAGACACCTGCGTTACACCGTCCTGGTAGGTCAGCGGAGCGGACAGCCACGGTTGGCCATCAACCCGATGCACGGCCCGCCATGAGGTCTGGTCATACTGCCACCGATCATACTGCGTGCTTTCTACGGTCGTTGCCTGACGGTCGCCAATCAGGTAGTACCGCCAGTCGGCCAGCACCACGTCACCATTGTTGCCAACGCGCGGAACTTTCTCCGTCCAGACCACCGGATACCCCAGGAGCGTATTCGGGACGCCGCTTACCGCGTTGCCCCAAATGTAGCTGGGATTGCCGGTCGGCCCGGCCATCTGGATCAGGTCGGCCATTGCCGATTGGGTGATGAACCACACGCCACGTCCCGACGGCAGGAAGCATTCCAGCATGTTCGCCAAATCCGCATACTGGATTGGCGTAGCATAACTCTGACGAGGGACGTTTATCGTCGCCGCAGCGTTGATGACGCCCAACGGCTGCCCCGCGCCAGTTCCGTTGATGAACGTGTAGTCCTCTTCCCAAGCGATAGCGCCAGGCATACCCATCGGCCCGCCCAGGAACGCTTCCAGGCTGATTGCCGAGTCATCAAGCAGTTCATCAGAACTACGCGAGTAGACAATCAGCTTATGAGCCACAAGCTCAATCAGCCTAAAGGTCGGCTCGCTTTCGTTCTTCTGCGCTGCTTCCTCAACCCAGTAGGCTTTCATGCCACCGAACCAGTGCGGAA